CGAGCCGTGGAACTCAACTTCTGACTCAACGACTGGTACGCCTTGGCGAGATCCTGAGGAGTCTTGTACTTCTTTGCTAGACCCTCATACCCTTCCCCCAGGAGGTCGCCCAATGTGTCACCTTCGATAGTAGTGTTCTCTTCTCCACTTTGTTCTTGACTCATTTTTTCAGGGTCTCCCTATCTTTAATCACGGCAGCCTCTTCGACCATCGCCAACACCTTATAGTACGCAGCTCTTAGCCCTTGTCTCTTCGCTAGGGCTGTCGGGTCGATCACCACTCGGTGAGACTCCCCAGCAATCTCCAGTTGTTTATTCAGCAACTCCTCTGGTTCAAGGGTGACCTTGACCTGAAAAGCCCGTTCCATCCATTCCAAAACTCTTTGACCTGCCGGCGTATTAAAGGCTGTGGCAAAATCTGAGATCAGTTGCCGGTCCTTGTCTGAGTATGCATTCCCCTTGGTCATTGTCCTCCAACCTCTGAGGGCACCGAAGTTCCTGGTAAGTTACCTGCGGAAGCCGGGAGAGGGGATGGGCTTGACTGTGGGGTGCCTCCTTGGGTCGCTGCCATCAATTCCATCATCCTCTGCTGGGCTGCCTTGTCCGCCTTCGCTTGACGACGAGCGTTAACCTCTTCGTCCGTCCTGAAGATCACCGCCGGAACATCACTCATCTCGGCGTTGTAAGCGGCAATCTTGTCAGGATCCAAGTACTCCATGTAAGCATCGTCCTGGGTCGCCTGATAGATAGCCAAGCTTCGCTCAAGGAATGCCTGGACTCGCAATGCACTCGATGCTTTTGCAGCAGTAAAGAATGGACTGGCAAACTCCACATCAATGGTGGTCCCACCCAACATATCCCCAACTTCCTCCAACTCCGGTAGCGCGCCGCCCCTTACCATGATCTGAATCACAGTGTCTATCATCGGCTGAAGGAACTCATGGTTCACCGCTTCTGCTGGAGCTGCCAGTCTCTGAATTGCTCTTACCTGTCTTTGCCTACTCTCTTCTGCACTTCTCGGCTGAGAGTCCGGCTCCTGCAACACATCACCCAAAAACACTTTTAATATCTGATCTCGATCTTGGCGAGCAATCAGATCGGCTACCCCGTAATCCGTTCCGCTCTTGAGGAACTGAGGATTCATTTTCTGCGGCGGGCGAGTCACCACGATACCGTTAGGCGCAATGTCAAGTTCAACCATTGTGTCATGCTCAACCATGAGAGGTGGATTCAAGTCCCGGCCAGCAGCAATCAAAACCTGCCGGCGAAGTTCGTTGATTCCAGCTGCGTCTGGGCGAGCAAGATGCCCTTTCCCCCGACCATACTCCTCGCCGTCCACCACCATGAAACGAGAGATAGTATAGGGAAGGAAGTCGTAACCACCCTCTTTAATAACACTCGCTGAAGCCTCACAGTAATAGACCGAAGCCCACTTCTTGTCCGTGTTGACCGCACTGCGAACAGGACTACTGCCGGCAGTTGGGAAAACAAAGTGATAGTAACGAATCAACTCCATTGGGTTGCCGCCACTCATCGCTTTACTCGCAGCTTCGCCAGCCTGACCAGCGAAATAACTGTAGGCATCTGTTGCTGGTAAGTCGAGTTCCTTGACAGCCATGATCGGCGAACCGTCTTTGCCTAACAGCCACCACATATTCCCCACCGGAACCGCTTCAAATAGCAACCCCGCAAAGGTGGTGCCGTCATCGTTCAGGCGAGGAGTATTCTCTTCAACATAAAGAGTTGAGTTGCCGAGGATCGCAAAGTCTCGTAACGCCTGGGTCGCCTGGATATAAAAGTTGGAGTCGCCTAAAGCTTCGAGAATCTTCATCGCAGCGCGGTCTAGCAACGCACGAACCTCGATGTCCGAGCCAGCCTTACGAGCCTTGAGCCGCAACCAGTCCGTCGAACTGGGCAACACTGCACTCTTCAAGAAGTTCACGAATGAATCGGCAGCTTGCATCGCTGTCGTATCAAACACCGAGCCAATGCGCTTACTGCCAGGAGACTTCTTTGTGGTGATATCACCACGGAAGGGCTGCATGAGATCGTTGATCTCCTGCCAAGTCTGCTCGTGATTGTTCCTTCTACCCTTCAGGTATCCCAACCTGAGAGATAGTTCATTTGCTAACGACATGAATCCCCATTCTAACTTATCTATCTACATCCCAAAAAAGTCCATGTCCGGTAACCTGTACGGGATCGCACTACCCGTTTTCCCTGGAGTACGGGCCTCTCGCAACATCATTATTCCCTTATGCATCGCGTCAATCAAATGGTCGTCCTGCTTGGTTTTAACACGACCTGCGTCATGCCTATACCGTCGCTTCTCCATGAGGATCTCCTGACAACTCTTGAAGATCTTGAAGCCACCAGCTTGCATCCGGTCAATCACATCTTCAATCGCCGTCATGATAGCGAAAGTCCTCTTACCGTCAGGTCCAATGAAATGGGCACTGGTAGATAACATTCGCAAACCCAACTCGTCATATTTCTGCTTGATCGTTCCGCCGTTAATGAACCCTCGGCCAGCGTCGTGCGGCCAAGCACAAACCACTTCCGAAGCACCCATAGCCAACGCTCTATGAGCATACGCAAAAGTGTCCTTGCCGTGATCCTTGTATTCGCCAGTCACATACACCATGTCGTTGTCGCGGTCGTATGCCATTTTTACCAAAGCGAAAAAACCCACGCCGTGAGGAAAGTCCAACCCAATTATCTGAGGCCAGTGGGGCGGAACCTGGAAGTCGTCCATGACTAATAATTCATCCGGCATCGTGTAGATTAGACCCACACCACGCACTGGCCGGCCATGCAATCGAGCCTCTGCTAACGGGTGATTCTTGTACTTCAACATCAACGAACGACGATGGTCCTCGTCCATGTGGGTCGCATCGTCAATGTCGTAGTTCACCAATGCACGGATACCACTGTTGTCATTCTCAAACAGCAGGTACAGCTCCGTCTCACCACGCAAGGGAGTCATGGATATATCCATTCTCCCCTTCGTAGCATTCAAACGAGCCGAGAACTCGTCATACACAGGGAAGGGCGGCTCCTCGTCAATACCAATCCAGTTCAAGGTATAACCCTGGAGACGCTGCCAACCCGTCGAATACGAGAACACCATGCACTTACTCATACCGTCAAAATGACCATGCTCATTATGATGACGAACCAGGAAATAATCTATCTGATTCGCAATGCCACCACTCAACCTCACAATGTCCTTCTGAGGGTCGTAGCAGGACTCCGGGATAAATCCACTCCCACGATCCTGGAGACCCCCAAGCAAGCGGTCACACAACAAGTCACGAGTACTCTGAGCAGTCTCACCACCAATGGCCGCCTGGATCGGTCCCTTAAACTTGGGACCGTCATAGCCGTCCGGGTAGATACCCGTTAAATGATACGACGCTTTCATACACAACGCCGTTGACTTGCCAGCCTGATTCAACCCAGCAAACAATGTCTCATAAGAATGAGAGTTTAAGAATTCCCACTGACGAAGATTCGGAGCCAATCGACCGATCTTGTCGTACTCAGCACGACGAGCCAACTCACGCTCTAACTCAAACTCGGCTATTAAACCTTCTCGGTCTTGTTCATTACGACCCATTAGTCCATGTCCTCGTACAGAAGGATCGGCGTAGCGTCGCCCATACCCAAACACTCGATGTTGTGGCCGAACCACTCAGCTGCGTCAGTCTCCGTGCAATCGTATACTCGCTCCAGCTCCGAAAGAATCTTCGACACCGAGTAAGCCGCCACTGGTTTCCTCGCCCACTGCCGACCAACACCGATCAATGCATTGTCAAGATCCTCAAATATCACCGCTTCCGGGTTCTCCTCCGACAACTGCTCGACAATCTCCTCACTCGTCATCCTGAGCCTCCTCTTCCTTACCCTCGATATAAGCTATACGGGACTTGTCCGCATTCTCGCGCTCCGCCACTGCTCCCAATCGGGCATGACGACGCTCATGCAGCAATCGAACCAATTCCTCGTCACTCATGTCCGTTAACTCAGACTTCTGGGTATGCTCAATCTTCGATGCAACTTCCTTTGGCAATATGTCCTTTATCAAGAACTTTACCATGAATCCCAACATCTCCTTGCCCTCAGCAGTAGAAGGGTCTGCCTCCTCTACCATTTGAGGGATCTTGTCAAACAAACCAGCCTCAGCCAACTTGTTCACAAAATCACGCTTTATCTGCAAGGGAGAACGCCGGTCCACCATCTCCTTCGACTTCCCCTTACCAATCTGAGGACGATCCTCACTCAATCTCCACCAACCCCTCATCTCCTCATCCACTGCCACCGAACCCATCGCAACCTCATACGGAATACCAGCCGCCTCTGCTGCATCCACAAAATGCATCCCCGATGCCATCTTCTGACCCATCACCTCTCGACGACGCTCCCGGATTAAATACACTCCAACTTTCTTCTGGCGTGAAGCCTTCACATTTGGCATCTTGTGTTGGTAGGACATTGTAACCCCTTGCTGCAACCGGCAGCATAACAGAAAGGTGATCCCATGGACAACCCCGGAGAAGAAGCCGTTGAAGTAGTCATTGAACTACTCAAGGAACAAAACAAACTGCTACTCGATATCCGAAATCTCGCCGAAGACAACACCCAACTAGAAAAACTGAACGAAGAACTTCACCGACTCTCCACAGCCGTTGGACAAAATAAACAACAATCCTCCTCCTCCGACGGAAGGAAAACTCTACCCACTCCCTCATGGTTCCAAGAAGGAGAAATCTGGCTCTGCGAAAAACCTAACGACGCGCCCGGAGGAAAATGCCGACAATGCCAGAAACCCATCTTTTGGATACTATCGAAAAAAGGGAAGAAAGTCCCCATCTCCATGCACCCAAACTTTCCCTCTAAGTTTTCTGCACACTTCCCACATTGTGAAAAAGCCGGAGACTACTCTCCCAAAAGTTCCTATAAAAAAGAAACCAATGACGACGGACCTAAGGTAGAACTTCCTTTCTAGTTAAACCTTGAAACTAACCAGGGACCATGGTAGAACCCCAGGGACGACACTCAGTCGGTACTTAGTTTGGGGGGTCTACAGTACCCTGCGACGGAACTCACGAGGGACTCAAAGTGAAGTTCAGCAGGTAAAGACTCTTCCTATTCTCCCTGGATCTAAAGGGGGGGTAGGGGGGGTTTTGACCTGCTCTAAAATCTACGGGGATCTAAAGTGAAAATGATTCCCCTATACCAGTTAAACGCTGGTAACCGTTCTTTTTGACTTTTGACCTAGTTTACATTCCTTCCTACGGGGACCAGCTCAAGTCTTCCTACTTCCTCCAAAGCTGGTCCCCACTTATAATAAGCACTAACTCTGCGGCGGATCGGCTAATCTCTTTTTAGGTCTTAAATATTAAGACTGGGGATTAGTCGGTCCATTATTAGCCTCTTAGCGCAATCCAGCCCTCACGCGGAAAGCATCGTGGAAAGGGCTTATATACCATGAGCAGCCCTGGCTCCGGGGGGGGGCCACCACCCACCACCCCC